AGAGCTGGTCTGGAAAAGCAGACCCTCACCGGGCAACAGTACGTAGTCCGGCGCAGTGGAACTTGCCTTGGTGTTCACTGCAATCTTAACCGGGCCGCTTGCCCCACCGTCATAGAACGTCACGGTGCCTGCGCCGCTATCTGGCACGATATAGATCGCCTTTACGCGAGAACGGCCGATAACGAGGCTATTTTGATCCAGCAGGTCGCCAGCAGAAGTGGCGACCTTACTAGCAAGGACATCTGTTTGCATACCCATCCTGAGTCTCCTGTAATGGATGAAGGGGGCTTACGCCCCCCACGAAATCTTACGGGACGAGACTGGCGTACAGACCGATGTAAAGCGTGGTGCTGCCGATGAGAACCGGGATGCGACCTGCCTGAACCGATACCGTGCCCGACACCGAACCCGTGGTCAGTTTGGTGCTGCCAATCGTGAGCGTGGTGCAAAGCAGGTTGGTGATGACGGCAGAATCGCCAGCGATAGAGCCCTCAAAGCCGTTGTCAGACTTAACCGGGCCAGAAAATGTAGTACGACTCATTGAAAATACCTCACATGCGAGTCAAGCCTGCCAGTCTGCATGTCGTCAGTCGGGGCTGTCTGGCAAGCGGATTTTTCCCGATGACTCTATATACGCCGTGACTTGGGGGGTGTCAACAAGTTGGTTTGACTTTCTCAAATTCTCTTCCCGCGTGATAACTCGCAGGTTCCAAGGCACGTGCAGCCCGGACACGCTTTCGCCATTTAACGGGATGATGTGATCCACGACATATGGCACTTTAGTAATACGGGTCACTGTCATGGCGTCGATGTACAACTGCCGCATCGCCCGTTTTTGCTCCGCAGTAAGCCATTTGGGGGTGGCGTTACGGTGTTTTCTACGTCTAGAGCGGGTCAATGCCCGATACATATCAGGATTGTTTTGTTTATGTTTTTTACGATACTCACGCCTAATTTCATTTGGGCGAGCAAGGGCTTTGAGTTTGACTAGCCCTTTGTTCTTTTCGTAATACTCCTGTTTGGCTTTTTTGCCTGCTTCAGATTGATTGTATTGCCTGAAGTATTCGGCACGGGCAACGTTACCCTTTTCCCATTCAGCCTTTAGGCATCCCACACAAGCCCCCTTGGTCTTGCGCGGGGCGACATGACCGTGTTTGCACGGCGCCCCCGTGAAGTAGTACTTGGCACCTTTGGCTTTAGCCTCGGCGCGGGATTTGGGCAGCGTTGAAGTATCCATCTTTACCTCTAGGACTTTGATACAGGTAAAGACTAACTTGGCTAGTTTAGAACGTCAAGACAAAAAGAAAGGGGGCCGAAGCCCCCCTTCCAATCAGCGTAATATACTGATTTATCAGGACGAACCCGGCGAACCGAACATGCCCAGCGGATCAGACCATCCGAACGAGTAACGCTCGCGGCTCTTATACCGCACGTTCCCGGTATCGAAATCCCCGTCCATGGAGTTCTGAAGCGGCGTACGGACAAAGTGCTTCATGCCGTTCGGAACGTCGGTCGTCAAGAACCAAGCGTTCGTGTCCGTCAGGTAGTGGTTGACCGTATATCCGCCCGGAATCGAACCCATCGCCTTGAGGGCGTTGATGTCGTTGTCAGCGGTCGCAACACGGAGTTCCGTGTCGAGGAGACGCTTGGCAGTGAACATCAGCGCCGGGGGCACGATGAGTTTGTTGGGCTTTGCCGCGATCAGCAGTCCACGTTCGTCAGTCCAGCCAGCGATCTGAATGACAGCCGCCTCAAGCGAAGTCTCGTTGAGGTCAGAAGCCGTCAGACGGTTGCTGTTGGAGCCGCCCGAAACAAGCGGGTGATCCGCCGCAAACAACGCCTTGCCGTCACCGCCCACGTAGGACGAGGAGAAGCCGTTGTTCAGGACAGATGCCGCCTTGACCTGCTTCGTGTACGCCATAGCACGAGCGAGCGCCTTCGTATAACGCTTGCTGAGCGAGTCGTACAGGTTGTCTTCAACCGCCTCTTCCGTGATGGAGAAGCCGAGAGCGATGGTCTCGTGGTTGTAACGAGCAGTCCACGCTTCCTGTGCGTTGTCATACGCAATCGCAGCACCTTCGGCCTTCACCGGAGCGGCGCTGAAACCAGAAAGTTTGGTCTCCTCTTCAAAGGAACGCTCGGAGGTCTCAGTCTCGTAGATCTCCTTGTGCTCCTCACCATAGGTCTTGTACTCAAGGCCGAACAGGGCGTTCAAACCCGGAAGGAGTTCCTTGAGCAGTTGTGCACGTGAAATAGCCATGTCTTAGAACTCCCCTATCAAGTGCCGAGTGGGTTGTTGTAAGCGTGACCACCAACGATCAGCGAAACGCTCGTCAGATACGGAGCGTTAAACTTCACGATTACCTCGGGGTAATAGGTGGTACCACTCGATACAAACGCCGTGTCTTCGACGACATCGACGATACGAATCGGCAGCGAACGGGTGGTGGCAACCGAGCCAACCTCCAGACCCTGCTGAGAATCGTTCGTAGTCGTGTTCAACGTGTTGGCAACCAACGCAACGTTAGTACCAATATCGCTGTACACGAAGCCGCTCGTGGTCGAAACCACCAGCGAAGCCGTCACGCCAACAGCCTTGAACAGGGTGTTCGGATCATCCGCCACGTACGCATAAATGTACGTGCCAGACTTCACCGCCGTACCCGAAATCCAAGACTGCGAGTAGGTCGGCTGACCCGTCACAGAGGACACGTAGTTACAGCCCAAGAACACGCCAGCAAAACCGCTAGTCGGCGGCGTTGATGTGGCGGTCGTCACCTTCACGGTGCCGTCAGTGTCAAACTCCAGTGGGTCGCCGTAACCGATGCTTGACGCACCGGAAGCGATACGACGCTGGCGAGTGGCACCGGCAAACACCTGTCCACCGATCAGATTGATCGGCTTCAAGCCATACGGCTTGTCAACAGTAGGATATGCCATTGATCACTCCAAATATAAAAAGTTATTTGCCCTTACCAAACGAGACCGTAGTTTTCCTCTCGGTAAAGAGGGGCATACGCTCATCGTTCAGCCTCATAAAGTTGTTGTCTACAGATTGCACCTGAGCCTTGGCCTGCTCTGCGTAATACGCATCGCGTTGATCCATTAACTCTTTCGGTGCCTTGCAGAGCAACAACCCGCCGATTTCGATATTTCCCTTAAACCGGGAATTCGGGTCGGCTTGCATCATCAGTTTGGGCTGGTCTTCGGCCTTTACGGGCTCCCAACCTTCCCGAAATTTAGCGGAAGTATTCGATGGGTCAGCAACACCCATAATACTGGTCCGAATCCAGCGGAAAACCCAACCATCTTGCGGCTCCGGTTCAGGGAGCGTCTGAGGGGGTTTCCACGCCATTTTGCGTTGCGTTGATTCTCGATTTTCGAGTTCACGTGCGAGTCTGTTTTCAGCCATTTTAGTTAGTCTCCAGTTTCATAAGTTCTTTTGCGTACTGTTCATTGCTCAGCCCCAATTTCTTGGCGATAGCAACTTGAGTCGGTGTCAGGCGGACCTGACGAGGCGCGGTTCCCCGCGTTACCGGAGCCACTACATTTGCTGGCTTTGTGCGAACAGGTTTTTCAACCTGCCTCGTTTGAGGCTTATCGTCGTCCTCTTCAGCATCCTCAAATGCCTCTGGATAACGCTTCCTCATGGTTTCATCAACTCTACGATAATACTCGTCTGAATTCGGATCAACTCCGCTTCGGACCAGTTTTTCATGCAGGCCAAGGGCAAGGGCGGTCATTTCCTCGTCCTCACCAAACCAAGTATTTTTCTCTTGCCAAGATTTCGCTTTAGGGTCTACCTTTGGCTGAGAAAACTCTTGGGGCACCTGAGCCTGTTGTGCCTGTTCTACTCTACCTTCGTTCTGTTGTAAAGAAGGTTTTACACGAGAGATAGTCTGGATTTTAAGTTTAGCGTCTGTAAGAAGTTCTTGGGCTTCAGCAATCTTTTCCGAATCCCCGGCTTCATAAGCCTGCTTTAAGCGTTCTTTAGCCGAACTAAGGTCAAAATTGGCATACTTCTGGGCTTCCTTAATAAACGCCTGCTCATTCTGACCTAAGCGTTCCCGAAGTTGTTTTGCCTCCTGATCCCGCATTTGGGCGAAACGCAAGGCTTCCTCACGTTCACGTAAAGCCCGTTCTTTTTCCCGGCGCTCGTCGTGCCAAACACGTTTCATCTGGGAGAGGCGCTTTTTTACCTTCTCCGAATACTCATCCAAATCCTCGTTTTCAAGTTCCTCTACTGTACGTTTAGACAGTGGTTTACGGCCCCGATCTTCTTCAGGGGTGTCGTCTTCAATCTTGACCTCAAATTCAGGTTCAGGAGCCGCTTTAACTTCAGCCTCCTGTTCGTCAGGAAATTTAAACTCTTCTCGCTCAATAGCCATGGTTTACTCCTATGCGCGACGGATTCCACGGGGGTCTTGAACCACCGCTTCTACCGTGTCGTCGTTGATGATGCGGAACTCCCTACCGTGGATGACCACGCGGGTGCCCGAGTACGGACGGGTTAGAACAAAGTCGCCTTCCTTGCACCATGGGCCGGTGGGGAAACGTTCCTTGTCTGCATAGCAGAGGTCACCCATCTTGATGACGAAGAGAACGACCGTAGTCTGCTCCTCGGCACGAATGGTGTTGTCAGCCTTGATAATGCCGCCCTCAAACTCTTCCTCTACATGCGGGACTGCACAAAGCAGCCGATAGCCTTTCGGCTCTGGCAGGAGTTTGGCCTTAGCGGCCTCTTCCTGAGTTTTCTCTACGTTGATACTGCTCACTCTTCCTCCATCCTTTTTGCAAGGTCTTTAATGTGGATTACTGCGAGATCAAGACCTTGTAATACCCCGCAGAGTCTTTTGTACTCACCTTCATCAAGTTTGCCCTGAATCAGATTTTCCACGATCGATGTGCGCTCCTCCTTGAGTTTAGTTTCAAGGTACTCCAGAGCGTTTGAATAACCCATTACTCACTCCTTTTTGGCGGCGCCATCCGACGCTGTTGTGCCTGATCTTTAGCCTTGGCGATATCAACGCCAAGTCGGACTCCTTCAGTCTCCATCCGATTCGATTCTTGCGCCTTGTGCTTCTCAATATCCGCACCAAGCCGTGCTGCATCAAGTTGCTGACGACCAGAGATCTCCGCTTCGCGCAACCGAAGTTCATCTTCCTTAGCAGCAGCGTCCATAAGAATCTGCTGTTCTTTAAGTTGGAGTTCTTTCTGCTTAGCCTGCATCTCCATCTGCACCTGCATCTGCTTGGTCTGGGCCTGCATCTGCTTGATCTGGAGGTCCATCTGCTGCAACTGCATGAGCGGATCTTGTGCCTGCTGCGCCATCTGCTGAGCCTGTGCTTCAGCCTGATCCTTCTGAAGAAGTCGTGCAGCGGCAAGGGCACTAACCTGAGCGATTTGAACCTCAAGTTCAGGCTGCAAATCGTACTGCTCGTTGTCGTCTTGGGGCAGCGGAGGAAGCGCCACACCAAGTTGTTTCTCAATATCCCGACGATATTGATAGGCTATGTGCTCCATAATATGCGCCTGAAGCGATGCAGTAATCTGCTGCGCCATCGGATTCTGCCCAATGACAGCCGCCATTTTGGGGTCTTGCCCAAGCGCCATGTGAACCTGAATATGGGCCTCGTGGTCTTGGTAAATAAACGCCTTGAGCGGCTTGCCCATCATTGCGTCCATGTTTTCAGTTACAGGATCGCGGGGCTTTTGATCATCCGGCATCGGGACAATCTTGTCGGCGTTACGAACGCCTAGAACCTCAATCATCTGCCGGTGCAAATACGGCAGGTTGTATAACTGCGGCGCTCCTTGAGCCAACTGCATAACGGCTTGGTACTGCACGACCTTCTGCGACATCGTTGCCGCGTTCGGGTCTGAGACCGGGATAACATCCACATCGTCGTAGTCAGACTTCTTAGCCTTACGGCTACCGACTTCCGGTTCGTACGAATACTCATCCGGGGTGTTGTCACGGATAATGGCAGCGAGAAGTTTGAACTCCTGCTTCATCGCGTAATACACGCGAGCCTGCACCGCCGACATTACCTTCAAAACGCGCTCTAGGATGGCTAGGGTAGTACCTACCGGCGCTTGGTTCGACATATCGGAGATCTTGAGATCCGACACCGCAGCGAAGCGACGGCCATCCTCGACCACCTTGTCCATGAGCATGGCAAGGGTCTGGCTCGGCTCCTTGTACGGCAGCGGCAGGATGTTGTCGCGTACCGCACCCGAAGGTACGTCTACGTCTCGCCACTCGCCGGGGGCGATGGGGGTGTCATCTCCCTTGATACGCAGACCGCGTGATTTGAGACCACCCGGAAGATTGCTAAGAGTTCCTGCATCGACAAGTTGGCGAAGGAGGGAGGTTGCTGCTTTAGAGTGGCCGCCGATAAGGTGGATAAGTCCGAAATAATAGAAGCCAAAGCCGGGGATATATCCGTAATGGACAAAGTGCTGCCGCTTTGATTTGAGTTTGTCATCTTCTCGCCAGTTGCGGCGTATCGCCAGAATTGTCCCCGTCCCCTTCTCAATCGTCACCACGTAGGGTAGTGCGATGCCTGTCTCATTGTTGTCCTTATCGACATCGGGATACCCCGGTAGGTCGATGTTCACGTGCATCTCAAGCAACTGGAACCGATCATCCATGCTGGCTGAGAAGCCTTGATCCTCTGCCTTCTGCTTCTCTACCTCGTCCATCGTGCGAATCGGATCGCCAAGGTCAACATCGCGGTAGAAGCCTGCGTACTGCAGTCTGATCAGTTCGTTCTTGGTCTTACGCATCCGGTGCGTAACACGGTCTGCGGTCTCAAGATTCGCCGCGCCATACGGAACTACAATATCTTCCGCCGGGATATACACAGCGGTCTGACGATTCAGAGAAGGATCGAAGTACACCTTCTTAAAGGCATTGCCTGCCAAGGCCATGCTGAGCAGCATCCGCTCATGCTCGGGGCGGTACTCCTTCATCACCTCGGTCAACTGATAGTTCATGTCATCGGCAACGCGAATGGCCGAATCTTTCTTATCCGAGGTTTCCTTGCCTACAATCTTAGTCTTGACCGGCCCCATCGCGGGGAAAGTCTCCATGATCGTCTCGGACTGGAACTTAACCGCCGACTCCATCAAGAGAGGGTGGAACACACCGCACGCACCCGGCCACGGTTCGGTTCGCTCTTCGTAGCGAATGCCCAGAATTTTCAAGCCTTTGACGTACGTATCCAGCCAGTCTTTACGGCTAGAAAGGTCTTGTTCATACTGTCCGATTAAATCCCCGGCCAAACTCTGCAACTCGCCCTCGCTCATAAACTCCGCGAGGTTAGAG